GACTGACTTTGAAAAGGCGCGTCGCATTGCGTTCTACCTGGCGCAAGCGGTGAACAAAAAGGCCGAATGAATCCACTTGATGACATCCTGAATCGGCTGGCTGCATTGCCAGCTGATGTGCAAAAGGAGATCGTCGAAACAGCGATGGCGGCGACGGCAGGGGCAACGTTTGTGCCGAACCCTGGGCCGCAAACAGACGCTTGGTTTTCTGAGGCTGACGAACTGTTTTACGGCGGCCAGGCAGGCGGCGGCAAGTCAGCTCTAGGCTGTGGCCTTGCTTATGAATCGCATGAGCGCACACTGATCCTGCGTCGCTACAACAAAGACGCAAAAAAACTGGCTGACGCTGAATTCATCGGCAAGATACGCGACGGCGATCGTGACGGGTGGAACGGTTCTGATCTGGTCTATCGCGATGACCGTCGACACATCACGTTCGGCGGCTGCGAAATGGAACAGGACAAGCAGCGCTACAAGGGCGACCCGCATGATCTCATTTGTGTTGGAAGGGGCACCCTTGTATTGCTGGCTGATGGCCGTTACTGCCCGGTAGAAGATCTACGCGTTGGCCAGATGGTGCAAACGCTGGAGGGGCCAAGAAAGCTTCAACGGGTTCACCCGATACAAATGAAACCATGTGTTGAGGTTGTGGCTAGAGATTCAAAAGGGCGCGAAATAGCACGACAAATTCAGTCGACTACGCATCCCTTGCTTTCTGAGAATGATTGGCTTTCGGCGGCCGACCAGATCGATGCTTGTCAACCCACTCAATGCCGTGGAATCGGCACGCTTTTAAAATCGTGCTGGGTGAAATGTGAGTCGCTTTCCATGTATCTTGCAGTGACCATTTCGGATTCGTGGCATAAGGGCGGATTATTTCGGCGGTTTTTTGATCTTCAATTCGATGGGGAGAAGATCTCTTGCGGTCAGCAATTAGCTCTGGAAATCGATTTCTCAGCGTGTTGTGATCACAACCAAGACTTTCAGCAGCCTCTTTTATCGTTCGCCCATCAAGCGCTTTCTGAACCATATCGGCTGTTATCTTGGCGCGCTTTTTTTCATTCATTATTTTTGTGTGATGAGCGCGATGCTGAGAAACGGTCATTACTTGCAGATTTTCTTTCGCGTTGTTGGTGCGGCATTCGTCAATGTGGTGAACGCATTCGGCAATGGATGGGTCGCTCGACTGCAAAAGTGGACGGCCCGCAATGTCTTCTCCTACGAGACGATGTTGAGCAACCCAGCCCCACGCGTTTGCCAAAACATGGTCTGGCTGGAACTCGAAAACATACCCACCAACAAGACAAGTACGTCCACCCTTATACGAAGGAAATACGTCAAGTTGCTGTATCTGGTTCGCTACAACGCGCGGCATTGGAATTTTCCTTTGTAGGATTGAAGGAGGTTTTTGATTTACAAATTGAAGAAGTAAATCACTATATCACCTTTGGTGGGTTTGTTAACAAGAACTGTTTTGACGAAGTAACTGACTTCCTTGAATCGCAATACGTGTTTATCACGATCTGGAACCGGTCAGCGACTCAAGGCCAGCGTTGCCGCGTTGTGTGCACCGGTAACCCGCCAACGTCGGCTGAAGGCCTTTGGGTTATCAAACGCTGGGCGCCGTGGCTGGATCCAAAGCATCACAATCCTGCCAAGCCTGGTGAACTGCGCTGGTTCCTCTCGGACGAAGACGGCGCTGACATCGAGGTTGACGGGCCAGGGCCGCACCAGATAGGCGGCAAAGACGTCTACGCGAAGTCGCGCACGTTCATCCCAGCAAAGCTTTCTGACAATCCAGATCTATCGGCAGATGGTCAATACGAACGTGTTCTTGACGCACTGCCGAAGGAATTACGCGAAGCGTATCGCGACGGCCGGTTTGATGCTGGCTTGAAAGATCACCCGTGGCAGCTGATCCCTACCCAATGGGTCATCGAGGCGCAAGCGCGCTGGAAGCCAATGCCTCCGACCGGCATCCCGATGTGCGCAATTGCTGCCGACGTCGCACAAGGCGGGGCCGACAACAACGTTATCGCGGCCAGGTATGACAGCTGGTTTTCTGAGCTGCAAATCATTCCGGGATCTCAGACGCCACTCGGCAAAGATATCAGCGGAGAGATCGTCAAGCATCGCCGGGACGGTGCACTGATCATCATTGACTGCGGTGGTGGTTACGGCGGCTCTGCATACAAGCATTTTCACGATAACAATGACCCGGTAGTTGCCTACAAAGGGGCGACCGGTTCAAGCGCTCGCACAAAAGACGGGACACTGACATTCGCGAACAAGCGATCCGAATGCCTGTGGCGGTTCCGGGAAGCGCTTGACCCGTCTGCATTGGGCGGATCGCAGATTGCGTTACCTCCAGACCCGGTTCTGCTTTCTGACCTGACTGCAGTCCATTACGAAGTCAAGAAAAACGTCATTCACGCCGAGCCAAAAGAGGACGTCGCAAAGCGCATCGGGCGATCACCCGACCGCGGTGACGCGGTTGTCATGTGCTGGACTGAAGGCGCTCGCATGGCGTCGCATCACAAGCAATGGACGGCGGGCAATCGGCCATCAGTCAACTATGGGCACGCAAAAGCCAGGAGAAAAAGATAATGGGCGGAATATCGAAATCAGTTAAAAAACTCACAAGCGGAAAGTTTTGGAAAAAAGAGGCTCTGCGTGGAATTCGCGGCAGCTTTAACCCTCTGGGGTCTGCCAAAAATGCGCTTAGCCAGGCTGGAAAAAACATCGGCGAAATGATGGCACCAGACAATACCGCACTTGAACAATTGGCGGCGGCGCAAGCTGAGGCAAATAAGGCCATGCCTATGCCTGATGATCTTGAGCTGCAGCGCGCTCGGCGTCGCGCTGGCGCAACAAGCCGGGGCGGTCGCGCGTCTACGATTATGAGCGGTGGCAGCAATGGCCAGGGCCTGGGTGGCTAAACATGGAAGAACGGGCCAAGGCACTACTCAAGCAGGCGCATTACCTGTTCGAGAAAAAGAAGGGCGTTAATGCGCTGCAGCAAGAGATTGCCGAACATTTCTACCCTGAGCGCGCCTTTTTTACGGCAGACGGCGCGCTTGGTGACCAGTTTGCTGACGGCCTGATGACGTCCTATCCAGTGCTTGCCCGTCGTGAACTCGGTTCTGCGTTCTCCGGCATGCTGCGGCCAGCCAATAAGCAATGGGCCAAGCTGCACATGGAGGGCGCCAACACGGCCGAAAAGCGCTGGCTGGAAATGGCTGCAGACCGTCAGCGCAAGATCATGTACGACCGACGCAGCTGCTTTGTGCGGGCGACGAAAGAAGGCGATCACGACTTTGCTGCGTTTGGTCAGTGCGCAATTAGCGTCGAGTTGAACAAAGACCGTGACGGCGTGCTGTACCGTAGCTGGCACCTGCGTGATTGTGCATGGGCGGAATCCTATGACGGATCCGTGAATACCTTCTTTCGCAAGTGGAAACCAACGGCGACGCAGCTGGCGCAACTGTTTACAAAGACGGTGTCACGCAAGGTCACCGAAAAGCTGAAAGATTCGCCGTATTGCGAAATCAATTGCATGCACGTCGTTTTGCCGGCTGAGCAGTACCAGGATGGCAAAGCTTGGCGAACCCAGTGGGTGTCGGTGCACATCGATGTAGACAACTGCACGATCATGGAAGAGGTTGGGGTTCACCAGTTCATTTACGTGGTGCCGCGCTGGCAGACTGTTTCAGGATCTCAATACGCCTTTTCTCCGGCGACCATCTGCGCATTGCCTGATGCCCGACTGATTCAGGCCATGACTCGGGTTCTGCTTGAGGCAGGCGAGAAAGCTGTTGATCCGCCTATGATCGCCGTGCAAGAGGCTGTGCGTTCTGACATCAACATTTTTGCCGGTGGCGTGACGTGGGTCGATCAGGCCTATGATGAACGCCTTGGCGAAGTACTGCGACCGCTGAGCCATGACAAGTCTGGTATCCCCCTGGGCATGGACATGCGCGACGACACGCGCCGGATGATTGCGGATGCTTTCTACCTGAACAAGCTGAACCTGCCGCCACAAGGCGACATGACAGCCTTCGAGGTGTCGCAGCGGATTCAGGAATACATACGCCAGGCCTTGCCGCTGTTTGAGCCCATGGAAGCCGAATACAACGGGGCGCTGTGTGATGCAACCTTCGATCTGCTTATTCGCAACGGGGCGTTCGGATCTATTAAGGACATGCCTCGCTCACTGCTTGGCAAAGACTTCCA